AATAGATAATATATCTTCATCCGGCAAGATATCTTGATACGCCTTTTCATACAACGGAGAGGCTTTTTTTCTTCCTGACGCAATTACGTCATCAACCGTTTTAAAGTAATTATCGACACTACTTATATTATTGGTAATTGCTTTTTGAAACCTCTCAGGACTTTCACTAATCGCCTCATCAAAGAATTTCTGCGTAGCGGCTTTTCCGTCTTTGTATTGCGCCGCACCCTGCCCTAGTGTTCGTACTCTTGAGCCATAACTTTCAATGAGGCTTTTATCACCCTTTGCCCAAGATTCAAGAACTTCCTCGTAATTATCTGGGAAGTCTTTTTGAATAGCTTTGCGGATTTTCTCCAAAGCCCCTTGATAGCTTTGAGGATCAAGCTCAGTTAGCTCTTTTGATGCCTGATCAGCATAATCACCAAGATGTTTAGCCGTTTGCGTTACGGGCTGGTTGCCAGCCATTCTATTTACGGCGTTTTTGGCAGGGGTTACCACCAACCGGTCAGTAAGTTTTTTACCACTCTGATAAACGTTTTGACCTCCTCTGGCCATAGCCAAAGCGATAGGAGCAGAAACGCCCCCGGTAATGCCGCCAACCGCTCCTCCTTCAAGTCTTTCTCGCACGCCTCCTTCACCAGAGTTATATCCATAAGCCGCCCCTGATAGCGCACCAACTTTTGCGGCATCTCCCCAGTTTTGTGGTCTGACATATTTTCTTAACTTTCCTACTTTCGACAATTTACTTGCCGCCCCTACCCCAGAGGGAATTGCGCCCGCTATTTCAGATACAAAGGATTGGACAGGGTACTCTTTGCGAACCTGATCTAATTCATCACGGGACATATTTAATAAAGCGTCATACGCTTGTCCGAGGGTTACTTTATCGTCTGTAAATAGGTTTTTCAAGGCGTAGACAGGCAAAGTGGCTATCCCTGCTTGCATTTCATCCCCCGCACCCCAAGACATGCCTTGAAATCCTGCTCTAGCCGCCGCACCTCCGCGCCTGATTGCAGATTCAACGCCTTTTGCCTTGGTTGAATAATCATTATCCGCCAAATCCATCATAGAAGAGCTGTTTTCTTCAATCTCAATACCTAAATCATCAAAAACATCAAATTCATCGGATTGTGTGGCCTCTAAATCAACACCAAGATCATCGAAAATATCAAATTCTTCTTTTGGCATGGCTCCCATCACTTTAGGAATGTAATTACGCGTTTCTTCCGGCATATTATCTAAGCCCTTCTTTTCTACGTTTCCGGATCCCCAATTGTAAGCCGCCAACATCTTCTGCAAATCACCATCAAACTGTTTTGACAAGTCAGAGTACATACGAGCCGCGCCCTCTGCCGCCTGATTAGGATCGAAAGGATCAATTTCATACGCTTTAGCTGTTTCAGGCATAAACTGAAACAGCCCTTGCGCCCCTGCAGGAGAAACCGCATTAGGATCGCCCGCGCTTTCAGCCATCATGACGGCATTTAATAAACCGTTAGGAAGCTGATACTTTTCTTCGAGTAAAGCTAGCTGTTGTTCCATTAAAGCCCCTTTAATTTCTCTAAGACTTCTTCTACTGACATGCCGCGTTTCCGTGCTGTAGATTCTATTTGCTCTTGAGTGTAAGAACGACCTTTGAATCTATAGCCTTGATTGCTTTGGCTTTTTGAATCTTCATGCTTAGAATTTTTTTTATCTTTAGGCTCTGACAATCTTCCCGTTCCGAAATTAGTGCTTAATCCCCTCAAAAGATCGCGCCTTGCTTCATAAGTCATATAGTCATTACCAAGTTGTTTAAGCTGGTTTTCAACTTCGAACTGAGAGTTAAGCTCTCCTCCGGTTAGGCCAGTCGATTTTTTGATCTGGTTGAAAAGAACCGGCCTTTTACCTTCTATCCTATTTCGAACGCCCTGAGTTTCAGGATCAAATACAAGCTGTGTTCCTGCCCCCACGAGTGGCGCATTTGCTAAAACAGAGCCAACATTCGTTGCCAAGGAGTGGTCTTTTGATATCGTTCCATTTTGTTCATGCAATAACTCTAAATCAGCTAAAACCTCTTCTAAGGTGTCGTCAAACGCTTCGCGCGCCTGCCAATTTTTTTGCTCTTTCCTTTGCTCTTTTTCCTGATCTGCTTTAGTTCTGATATTCTGTTTTATAGTTTCTTCTATCGCGACTTGTTTTGCTTTAGGGTTGTTTTTTACGCCATCAGGGATAAATTGATTAAAATTATCACTCCCTCCAGCCTGAGGCATTATCACGTCAAAAACACTGGAAGACGGCGCTTGTTGTGGAGCGCTTGGTGCTGATCCCCCTATATTAAGGGCTTTGAATATATCAGGAGCGCCTAACATTCGTTGTGTTGTATGATCAAAAACAGGGCGTTGCTTTGCTTGCCAAACCTTCATAGCCGCTTGCTCCTGCGGCGTCATCGGCAATCCCTGCGCGGCCTTCATCATTCCTGCATCGGCTAGGTTTTTAGGGGCATTGGCTTGCGCCTCCTGTTTGGCTTTATATTGCCTTTCTCGCATATCCATTTCTTTCATACGCTGCCCCATTGCGAGGCCTCTTGAAATACTGTCGAATAACTGGCTTCGGTTGTTGCTTTGTTGAGCCGCCCCTTGCTGAAAAATGCCGGAATTTAATTGGAAACTCATTACGCGACCTCCTTCATGGTTAGCTCTAACATGTCGTAATTAACGTACTTGATGCCGTCCTCCTCGATAATTGCTTCCGGCTTAACCTTCTCAATATCTTGAGCCATCACGCCAATATATGTTTTATCGGGATCATGCTTGTAATTAAATCTATAGGTAGGATATCCATTCTCTTCGCCGATACGCTCAATGTTTTCTTTCATACGAGCATCTGACATTAAGTAAGCAGAGCCTATCTGAGCCCCAGCATTCAACAACGTATCAAACATGCTTGGCTGTGAAGCCTGCGCTACTTGAGCCGATGTTACCGCATTACCCATCTGACCATAAATATTACCGGCTTGGTTCGCGTAATTCTGCCCTGCGCTTATTGTCTGTGCGTTGGCGTTTTGACCAATTCCCGCAATTGACGCGAGTCGGTTGAACGTGTTGTTGTTCTCGACATTATAGCGATCAAAGGCTTGATTATATGTTTGATCAGCCATGCCCGCATTGTGCTCAGATAAGGCTTTTACAGTCGACGGATCGTAATACTGCCCTCTTGCCGCCGCAGCTCTTTCAATCGCCTTATTACCTTCATCAAGTCTGAATTGATAACCCGGATCGGCTTGGAACTTATCCATTGAAAACGGTTCTAAAAGCGAACCATAACCTTCGGGAGTCTCACCTTGCGCGGCCATCTTCTCGGCAACAGCCGCGTCTAACCCTGCGTAGTCTACGCTCTCACCCGCTGGCGTTCCTGCCTGAAAGACTGAATAACCACTATCCGTTAAGCGCGAGTTGATTTCATCATCACTCATACCCGCGATAATTCCGCCCTTACCATATCCGCCACTATAAAGATCGTTAATCGCTTCATCTTGCGTTAAAATACGCCCATCAGATGTACGGTACATTCCTGTCGTGGCCTCAACAGGTGTTGTGAATTGATCGCGCATACTGTTACGCCATTGATCCTCAGACTTAACAGAACCGCCTTGTAAGCCCATATAATCCAATAAGGTGTTAAGCGCAGATGTACCGCCTTGATAATACGGCTCTGTTCTTTCTAGGCCATCTTCGTAAACTTGTTCCTGTAATTTTAAAGCCTTGTCGCCGTATTCCAACATAGGGCCCGCGTCATAGCTTCCGCCTTTACTTCCCATCTTTATTCCCTTCGTAAACACCCTGCACACCAGTGATGCGAAAGCCCACTTTTTCAAATAGCCTCATATGCGCATCCTTTTTATCGGTGAACAGGTAAGTAAGTTTCATATTGAGTTTGAATTGATCGGCGACATCTAAAACCGCCTTCTTAAGAGCCTCGACTGCTTTTATTGAGCGATACTCCGGTAAAATGTAAAACATGTAATCAGCCAGAATTGACTCTGACGAACCATGCACACGGTATGTCGTCAATCCCCACATACCGATAATCTCATTATCTTTTTCTAATAATACACACGGCGCTCTATGCCATGATGGAAGAATAACCTCCTTGTATATAAGTTCAGGCTTATATGTAACTGGAGCAATGTCTTCCAACTCTTTGTAACCCCGCCATGTTAGCTCTAAAACATCAGCGAGTTCTTTTCTTTCTGCGTAACGTGTCTTCAAGAAATATCCGTTATTTTCCCGTTAACAACCGTAACCGTATCCCCATCGCCATTTGTAAATGATCCGGTATAGCCAGAGGTATTTTCTTTAAATATAGATGTGAACCACAGCACCCAAGTCTGCGGTAATGACCCGTTTCTCTGTATGGGATCTTGAATAGGTGGTGGTTTAAGCCCCATTTAAAAACGCCTCATTCATCTGAAAGAATACGGGATCACTCCCTTTGAATTGATACACACGATCTCGTGACGACCCTAGCCTGTGCCAACTAACCCTTGTTTGATATTCACCCATTTTCCCAAGAGAACGCCATAACTCGTCTGACCATGTTCTGCCGCCATCATCAGAATAGCGCATCATTATTTGCGGATCAGAGCCTTGACCTGACACAAGGCCGCGCCCTACCTCACAATCCAACTCAAGCGTATTATGTGACACAAGGCGCTTTTCTTGATCATAATGCGGGGAAATACGCTCCCACACCATTTCCTCACCATTATCATCGTAATAATCCAACGATAACTCGTAGATATTTCCGTTTTCACGATCACCAATCAGATTCTTATTATCAAAAAAGAAATGACAAGAACCTCTATGCTGTTCCTTTTGATTAAGCGCTGCGTTTTGGAAGCTTCTCTCATGCCATTGCTGAACCGCAAAATCATAAACAAGCGTTGTATCCAGCCCCTTAACTTGCAAGCAGTAAAATACATGCCCTTGTTGGTGATAAACCCATGCATAGGAGTTTTCGCGTAAATCGGATTCCGCTATTTTCTTCTCTATCGCTTGAGTGGATATTCGAACCGCGTTATAACCATCGGCTCTCCAAACCACGCCGCGCCCTTGCTCGTCAACGCCAAGCCATACAATCGTATTATCGACTTTTTGAACTGTGTGTGGCGCTTCACAACCTGTTTGAATAATCGCCCCACTAATACGCTCAAATGGAAACGCTGAATTCCCTGTATTCTGATAAACTTCCGTCGATACATTCCCAAACAACCACAAATTACCGCGATCTGTGATCAGGCTGACCAGATTATCAGGATTTGAAGACGCTACCGCAAAATCCAACGCATCCCATGACGTTCCGTCATTAATTGCAGAGATCGCAAACGCCGCGCCCCCCGGTTTATTGACGATAAAATACCCGTCCATAAAACGAACAATAGTCGCCCCATTGGGGAAGTCAGGATCGCTAATTTGAGCAAACGTGTTAGAGCTTAACTCAAACGTATATCCATTCACGCCATCAACAATAATAATTTGGCTTCCGTTTTCAGCTATAGAGAGCGTCTTAGAGCCGGTATTTAGCGTTCCCCTTAAAGTTGCGCTTTTATCGGCGCCGATTTCATACAATTCAAACCCTGAAACAACAAACGCACGACCGCTTACAACAATCTCTCCCCGAATGGGACCACCACCAGCCGTTGTATATAACTTGTATCCTGCGCACTTACGTAACGCGACTATGTCTTTACTTGTTTGAACCTCTGAAATAATCGGATTTAGATTTATTGAACGCTGAACATCAAAGCTCAACGCGTCCATCTGATAAGATGGCCAAACTATAGGAATCTTCATTAGTTATATTGACCTGTATAGATGTTGTATATTCCGGCAGAAGCTAGAGCGCTATCCACAGCCATAACCTTCTTATCGTTACGTCTGTTCTGCACCTTAATAATTTCTTTTGATGTCTTTGCCGTTGTTGTGACTTGCGGTAATGGTGTCTTTTCGTATTCTGGAGCAATATCAACCGCCAAGTTATAAATCAACGCCCTTTTGTATTCAGGCGGCATTGCAAAATCAGTATCCAACCCCGTAAATTGGGTTAATGGCTTTTCGGTGAACAATGTTAACGTCATTGATCCGTTCGGCGCATGCCATAAATACACATTCGCAAGAGGGTAATTTTCATCGTAATAGAGCTTTGAGGGGATGCCTTGGGCGTCTTTATCGGCAATAGTTGAATAGATTGTCTTTCCCTCAATTTGCAAGGGGTAATCCGTACCGTTATAACCAACATACGCCGCATCAATCTTTGTCGGTCGTGTTGTATCAAAATCACCCCCCGAACCGATTGTGTAGACTTCCTGCCCCGATGTGAGATTAAAAGTCTCTTTCGTTTCGGTGTAAACCATAGCCCCTTCAATAGACCATGACGCAATCATGGCGTTTAACGCCTCTAACGCATCGGTAGCATCTTCTGCCGCTAAGCTCTTGCCTGTTCCAAGAACCTGTAACTTTCTTAACGATGCTTTGATAATGTCTCTTGCTGTTGTCATGAAACCTCTCTTAACTTAAGAGAACGCACCCCGAAGGGGATGCGCTCGATAAATTAAGCTGTGATACGACAGGCAAGCTCTGGACGCAGAGTTGCGAAACCGTAAAGAACATCGGCACGAGTAATGAACTCGTCTGTTCTCGCATCGTACTGACGAACAATACGAAGTGATAAACCGTCATAGTTTTTCTGAGAACCAAACTCGACAGAGCCTTTTGGATTAACAAGGTCAGCCGTTACAAATGCAAACGCATCTTTATGGAACGCCAAGTTCTGAGCGTAACTTCCGTTAGCAGAACCAACAACAGTTACCGCGGCATTATCAGCAGGAAGGCTATCAATATTTTTAAAGTTGCCTGTAGACTGAATCTCGTCAATTGAAACATCAGCCTCTCCACCTGTGAAAGTGACGTCCTCTTTAACAACAAACTGATAAGGCTTGCCTGTGGACTCGCGGGTTTCGGGATGAACAGCATTAACGTCCTCAATTGTAAAGACCGTACCTTTCGTCCATGTGTTGCCCGCTGTAACGCCATCAATATGAATTGTAGTATCACCATCCGCAGCCGCCGCAGTATCAACAAGCGGAGTGCCGCCCATCGAACCGTTGGTGTGTACTGGGATCATAGTGTTTTCATAGATCTTGCCAAAGCCGCCTGTCTCGTTAACGATAAGGCCTTTCTTGTAGTTGTCGCCAATTTGTTTTGATGGGTTTTGTAATGCTTTTAGAGCATCTGCCATCTCAATATGAGCATCAACGTTAAGAATAGCGCATAGGCTGTCGTCACCGACCAAGCCGTTCTCGCGGATTTTACCCGCACCTTGTGCTAGGGTCTTAAAGCTGTTTGGAACAGTACCGGCCGCACCAACCTGCGCACCAACATCTTTATACATACTGAAGGCGTCCTTTTCCATGTCGGCCGCAAGTTGTGCCATAGCCGGCTCTAGGAATTCGTCCGCAAACTTATCAATATCAAGAGTAAGCTCTTTAGAAGTGAAGTCCATACCAACGTGACGCTGTGTAGAACAAGGAACGTTGACATAGTTTTCAACGGTGTTGTTTGCCGTATATGTCGCCCCTGTCGCTGATGTGTAGCGAGGTGGTAATTTTACGCGTAAGTTAGATCCAATTTTAGCGCCTTTTTTAGCGAAAGAATTATCGTATTGACGATTAATCGAACCTACAAAGTTTAGTTTTTGGTGAAGAATACGAAGAGCCTCGTTCGTCACCTGATCAATGGTAAGTAATGTATTACTAGTCATTTACTAGCTCCTTTTCTTTTGAAGTTGTGAATTTCGCCACTTCATAAA